GCGCGTAACACTTGTTGAGCGGGCAGAATCGGTCGCCGTACACCTCGACGTTTCGACCGGCCATGGCCAGCTGGAGCTTCGAGAAGTTGAACGTGCCGACCTTCCCGTCGATGGGCCGAGTCCCGCGGGATTCCAGCGAATCCGCGAGGCTTTGCCACTTCTCCGGGTTCATGTAGATGTGGGTCGGGCCGGGGCCCTTCCACCGCGAAATCATGCGCGTTGCGAGCTTCTTCACGCGCTGCTCGATGCCAGCGCCGCTGATGTCCGTCGCCGTGAGCCTGCATCCGGAGAGCAGGTCGTTCGTCGAACGGTTCACCGAGTACCAAGAGTCCGTGCCGCCTGGAGCCGTTCCCGGGATCCAGCCGCCGAGACCCTTGAAGATCGGAGTTGCGCCGCTTCCGCCGAAGTCGCCGGAACGAAAGAAAAACATCGTGCCGGTCCACGAAGCGGGGGTGCCAGCCGCACCGCCAGAAGTCGCGGAAACCGTAACGGTGCCGTTCTCGTGAGACAGCGCGATGACGAAGCCCTCAGAGCCGGAGCCCAAAAGGGTGTGCGCCGCGTCAGATCCATCGTTGGCCGAAGCCTGGAGGATCTGCCCGAGGAAGAAGTTCGACATCGCCTCGGGGTCGGACAGCGTGATGACGCCGGTCGAGATGGTTCCCGTGCCGACTGCCATGCCGCCGTTCGAGTAGAGGTAGGACGCGAACGTGTCCGCGAAGCCTTCGTACAGAAGGTCGATTTCAGTCGACTGATTCCGCAGGAAAGCGCCCTGGTCGTCGCGGCTCGCGCGGATGACCTTTTCGCCGATGTACACGGAGCCCGCGTAATCGCCGAAGGTCAGGTTCCACTTCTTGCCGATGACGTTCGCGCCGTCGCCGGTCTGCACCGCACCCGCCTGAGCCTTGGCGCGCGTTGCGCCCAAGCCTTGCGGGTTACCGATGATGATCGGCTCGACGAAGACGTCGCCGGAGACGCCCGGGTCTCGCGGCACCATCGCCCACAGGGGACGGTCCGCAAGCGTGAGGTTTTCGATCTTTTCTTTGGTGTATCGTTCTTTCAGAAATGCATCGAACGTAGTGAGAGAGGAGGTCATTGGAGGCCCCTTGCAGGCCTCGGCTGCTCACCTACTCGGCCGCAGACTTTCCGAGCTTCGTGTATTTCGCGAATAGCTCTTCGTCTGAGAGAGTGCGTCCGGGCGGGCTGGCTTCCGTGGCTCCGCGTTGAGAGAGGTTGATTGGCCTCGCGGGGGATTTGCCTGCCCGGTCAGGACGCGCGGGTGTGTCGGCCCGGTCCGAGAGGTCGAAAACAGGGCCGAATTCGGCCTCAATTTCCTTCCTCACCATCTCAGCGGCTTGCGCCGCAGGAATCGTTACGCGCGATGCGCGGTCGTAATATTGCTCCTGGACCTGCATCACGCGCTGAATGAAGCGCGGCTTGGTGGCCATCCGAGCAATCTTCGGATCGGAACTCTCTGCGAGCTCCGACTTAACTTCGTTGTGCCACTGAACGACGGCTTGCTGGCGTCGCTCTTGCTGCGCTCGCTGCTCGCGCTCTGTCTCGAAGCGCTTCCGCTCGTCGCGTTCGGCTTGAAGCTCGCGCTCTAGCTTCTCGACGCGCGGGTCCTTCGAGTGGTACTGCTTCAGCAAGCGACGCTGGAACACGTCCACGTCGTCGTTGAAAGCGAGCTTCAGCGCCTTGTCGTACTCGCCGCGCTCGAAGGCTTCGCGAGCCTGGGCCATCGGCGCAAAGTCCTTGCCCAGTCGCTCGGTGGCCTGAGCAAGCCGAGCTTCGTAGGCCTGCGCCTTTTGCTCGCGAGCAGCGATCTTGCGCTTCGTCTCGGTCGTCTCTTGGCGGAACTCGGCCCAGCGCTTCGAGTTGATCCCGAACGCGGCCGGGGGCTTGCCGAAAGCCGCGAGAAACGCGCCTTCAATGTCCCCCGCCTCCAAGAGCTCTTGGTGGGATTTGCCCTCCCTCTCTGGGGCGGGAGACTCTTCCTCGGAGGCGGCCGGCTCGGGCTGTGCCTCGACTTCGGGGGCCGCTTCGGCGCTCGGGGCAGCTTCCTTGCTTCCCTTCGCCTTGCCCTTCTTCGGAGCCTTCGCCGCTTTCTTCTCGTCCTCGGCAACCTTCGCCTTGGCTCGCTCGATTTGCTGCGTCAGCTCCATGTCGCGGTCGACGGGAGCAGGTGCCGGCGCGGGCGTTTCGACTGCGGGCGCAGCGGCTTGGACGGGTGCGGCTTCTTCGGGAGGCATTCAGTTCACCATCGAGGGGCCCGCTGGGGCCTGGTTGAGTCCCATTCCCGGCGGTGCGGTCATGGGCGCTGGTCCGCCTTGCTGAACAGCCGCTTGCTTCGCCGCGATCTTTTGGATCTGCGTGTCGCACTGGCTCATGAAGTTCGTGAAGAACTCGAGATTCCAATCGGGGGCGCCCTCGAGCTCGGCTTCCATGTAGGCCTTCGCGACCTGCAGAAGCGCCGCAGCGTGGTCCATGAAAGGGATGGGCGCGCGGTAGCGAAACGAGCCTGATTCCTGGGCTTCCGGCGTCGCGTCCAGCCAGCTCTCGATGTAGCGCTCCACCACGCTGTACTGCGTGTTCTGTCGCTCGAGCTCGCCTTCGGTGTCCTTGAACTGGATGATTCGAAGGAAGGCGTCTTGGCTGATGATGCCGGCGTTGTAGAGGTCCTGTCCGAGCTGCAGGCGATCGGCTGGCGTGTTCACCAGGCCGTTCACCGAGTACGGCTGCATCACGTACATGTCGTCTTCGAGCGAGACGTCCGCCCACTTGATGGACTCGAAGAACTTCCCGCCCGGCCAGCTCACCATCAGGTCAGAGCCGCCTTCGGATTCGGCGAGCTCGCGAGTGCAGGCGATTTGATGCCGCGCCATCGCGACGGACATCTGGCCCTCGTACTCGCCATAGACGATCGAAAAGCGCTCGGTCTGCATGTCGGCTAGCGTGCGGAGCGCAACGCCCGAGGTGACACCCGCTTCCTTGCGTGAGCTCGCAGACGACTCGGACATGCCAGTCAGCTCGAAAGCCTTCTGGAAGTTCATCTGCAGGAACTGCAGGGTGCTCGCGCTGTAGCCCTGGGGGTTCTCGACGACGGGCGGAGCCGAGCCCTTTTGGTAGGCGATTTTGATGCCGATTTCGTTCGAGTTCAGAGACGACTCGTCGGACAGCGAGCCTTCCTCGTGAACGATGATCGGGTTCGTCATGAGGCGCTCGCCTTCGCGCATCCGCTCGAGCGTGTAGTTCACCTCGTCGGAGCAGGACTCGGCCTCCTCGACGAGCGACGTCGCGCCCCAGCCGAGCAGCTCCGGAGACCAGCGGAACACGATGAAGGGCGGCTCCTTGCGCTTGTACTCGCGCGAATAGAGAACCTTGCCCTTGACGCAAATGACGTGCCGCCCTGGCTTCTTACCGATGGGCAGCCGCCACGCTTCGTAGACCGTGCAACTCAGCGCGAGGCGTTTGCCCGTGCCGTAGTTCTCCAGGTCCATGTTTGGCGCGGCTTCAATCTCCTCTTTCGACTCGGGGAAGCGCGCAGCCAGTACGTCCTTGTCGTACTCGTAGCGATGGAAGTAGTTGAGCGGGTCGCCGAGCTTCGCTTCGAACGGGTCGACGAGCAGCTCCCAGGGAAGAACGCGCTCTTTCTTCACGAGCGTTTCGTCCGGGTCGGCGAAGATTTTCATGACGCCGAGACCGAACACGCACGCGTCCAGAAAGACCCGAATGCCGAGCGCCCAGGAATCGCGGAACGCCCCTTGCGGCTGGGCCATCTGGGCCTCGACGAACCGCTCGAGCTTCTTGCTGCGCCGCTTCGTTTCCCAGTCAGCGTCAGAGCAAACGAACTGCGTCTTTGGCTTCTGGCGCCCGACGATGCGAGCCGTCACGCTGCTCACGAGCGAGCGCGTGATGTTCCAATAGAGCTGCCCGTAATCGTCGCCGGAGTAGACGCCCGAATTCAGATACGCCGTGGGGTTCAGCGCTGGCAGGCGCCGCCCCTCGTACAGCGAAAGACTCTTCAGGCACCGCGTCCGGTACTCGGTCTGGTCGTTCCAGAGGTGTTCAGCGACGGCCGCAACCTGGTCGGCTTGCGCCGTACCAGAGAGCTCGGACCAGCGCTCCTTGACCTGGAACTCGTTCACGCACGACGAACGTCCGGCCCGAAACCTCGCTAAACAAGTATCGGGGTATTTGCTACGCGGCTTGCGGGAGCCAGATGGTGGGCTCCTCGGGAATCAAGATCACGTCACCACGCCAACGCCTGGAGCTCTTCTTTGCGCGCTCCTGTGCCTCGCGTCGCACCTTCGCCCACGCGCGCTTCTCGGCTTCGGGGCTACCCGGCGCGGGTTCTTCTTCCTCTGGCCGGTAGAACGGGCGGAGCGCGCGAACGGCGTACAGGAACGCGTCCGCCGCGTGGTCCTCGAAACGCTCGTCCGCGCCCTCCCGCGCTTCGTCCCACTGCAGGATTTGGATTTCGTCGACGAGTTCGCGGGCGTTCCAGGGGTGGACCTTGATGACGCCCGACAGCAGGTCGCCCGCCACGAGCTCCTGAAACCCGCGCTTCCGGTTCTTCTCGGCCGCCACGACGGGAATGCCGTAGCTCTTTCGCATCTCGTCGGCGTAGCCCTTGCCCAAGCCGCCTTCGTCCACCACGACCAGCGCGCGAGGGAACTCTCGGAGGTAGCGCTCAACGTGCGCAGCGACTGCCGAGGGGATGAGTCCTTCGCGCTTCTCGGCTCGGAGGATGTACACCTCGGGGTGGCCGCGCCGGCAGCAGGCCACCACGAACGCGGTCGACTTGACCGACTCCGAGGCGCCCAGGTCGACGCCAATCGCGTACGTCCACCCCTCGCCGCTCGGTAGCTCCTGGAACGTGTTCAGGTCGCCGCTGTACGGGTAGATGAGAGCGCCCAGGTCGAGCACCCATTCGCCCAGCCACTCACGCCGATAGGTCGGGTGCGTGACCTCCCAGCCGTTGCGCTTGAGCTTCTCGAGTAGCCACGCTTCGGCATGTGGGATGAACGGGTTGTCGAGCACCGTCCATTGGTGCGTTGACCACTTCGCTCCGCCGTCTCCCGTCGTCGCCGCGTAGAAGTAGCCCGCCGGCACCGGGTGAGGCGTGCCGGTCAACGCGAGCTCGCCACGCTTGTCCATCAGCGCCGGGTCGAGCGCGTCCTCGATGAGCGTTTCGAGGTAGCCGGGGAACTCCTGGGCTTCGTCGACTGCCGCACGCCGGTACTTCGGGCCGCGAAACTTCCCGGTCTCGCTCTTGTTCTTGCAGCCGGCGAGCCAAATCGAGTGTCCGTTCGCTAGCGTGAAGTAAAGCTGTCCGTCCTGCTCACGCCACCGCGCCCCGAGCTTGAAGCCCTCGTTTAGCCCGTTGAACGCCGGCTCCATGATGCGTCGCGCGTCGCCCTTCGAGCGGGTGATGTACACGGACAGCCCGCCCGGGTCCGACTGCCCACCGAGCACGTACCAGGACGCCAGGCCCCAGCTCTTTCCGGACCGACGCGAACAGAGCCCAGTCTTTCGGGTGGACCTGTCCTCGACGAACGCGCGCTGCTTCGGATGCAGCCCAGCGAGCATGTCTCCGTCCGCTCCGGACTTCTGCAAAGTGCGCCGATGGAGCTCGGCCAAAAGCTCATCGGTGGTGAAGGTCACGCGGCCTTTCCGCCTCCCTGCCACTCGCGATCGCAACCGAGAATCAGCGCATCGTAGACACGCCGGCTTACGTGCCAGCCAGAGAGCAGTCGACCGGGCGGGACGAACACGATGTCAGGCCCGCCCACGGACAGGAAGATGGGCGTCGAAAGCATGATGAACTGGGGATAGATCACAGCTCCGCGTGAGCCTTCCCGTGGTGGACCCGGAGCCCGTGAATGTCGGCAACGACCTTCTTGCACAGCTTGCACTTGAGCTGCGCGCCGTCCATCACGCCGAACGATGGAAGCTCGTCGTCGGTCGCGTCTTCCCGCAGCACCCCGGCCGAGGCGTGAACGCTCTTTCGCTTCGTGCCCTGCGTGATGACATAGCAGCCATTCACGAGCCGGATGTCATCGCAGTTCTGACCGACGACGTATTGCCTCTCCTCGTCGACCGGGAACGTCAGGTCTAGGACTTTGGGCATGGTTCCTCCCAGAGGCCGAGCGCGACGGCCGTAGGCTTGCTCAT